CCTGTTTATACGAGTCTGCGGGGATTGTAACAAACTCACTGCAAAAGCAGAGGATAGATTAACCTTTAGATTCCGACCACTGGAACCGGCTCAGTCAAAGCATTAGAAACATACACTGGAAATGGCGTAACATCGATAGTTTCTGATGGATAATAGTTCGCGTAGCCTGACAACGCACCATACCCAAGTGCTGGATTCACATATCCAAAGTGGCCCCGGCGTGGGGGTCTCAAAAAGATCATTGTGAAATCTTCACCACCAGAAAAGGAATAGAAAGCGCCACCACTAGGTAATACAACTTCTGGTTCACCAAAAAGAGCGTATGACAACGAGCGATACGCAACATTATCAATATACGGTACTTCGAGCGTTCCAAAATTGTTATACTTATTCAAAACAACACATCCAGGGTAAATACCTTGGGTGGAAGTGCCGCGTCGAGCTGCATACACCATAGTAGTAATTGGTTCATCCCAACTAACAGGGGTACGCACAAACAAAGAAGCTTGGACTGCACCACGATAATACGAGTATAAGTTCATAGCGCAAAGAGATCCTTGAAAAACCTTATTACCAGCAGAGTCACCAGTTCGGGGTATGATCGAGTGCTCTCCAGCATCACGGAAGCGCACAGGTTGAACTTTGTTCATGATCTCCCTGAAAGAAGTAGTCCGATCATAATCGGCCACATTTCCAGGGTCATATCCCAACATCCCTTCGTGAAGTGGTTCGAAATCCTTGGCAAAGTCAGCTCTAGGACTCGATTGCGGTGTAGTCGTAAACTCAACATTCGCAAGACCAGCAACCTTGAAATCAGATCCACCAGCCTTAAACAACGCAATGTAAATTGGTGTGGAAGCGGCAGGAACTGGTTGGGAGTAAGATAACACCCGCACAAATAAGCTCAACTTAGGCACTTCACTCGTGTCGTAATTGAAAGCTGATGCAACAAAAGGCACGGTAACTTCGTAGCTAGTGTCTCCATGAACATCCACAACCGAGTGATAAATATCGTCCCAATTGGAGGTTAAAGTAGGAGCAACATAGAACGCCAAGCGCACAGAGTGCATTTGAGACGCGAAAATATACGCTTTAAACTTATATGACCCAGAATAATGAGTGAACATGTGAGTAACATAGTCAACATAACAAAGGTAACCATCAACATCTGCGGGTGCCGGACCAACTGGGGACAACTCAACAGATGAAGTAGTGGTACTACTGATATTCGAAACGCTAACAAGCATTGGAATAGATGTGACATAGCTAATGTCCATTTCATCAATCCCGGGGCTAAGAAAGTTGGTTTCAGAAACCCGGGTCTCAGATGTCACAGCTGTCTTAACTACCGTACGAGACACATCGGATGGACCGAAAGCCGGAGGGCAAAATTGGTTGAACGGCTGTTCTTGAATCTTGTTATGCACCATTTTATGAGTGGACGTAACACGGCTAGTACGAGAATGTCGCCCATACGTTGTGTCAGTCTTAGTGCCAGAAAAGGGCTCAGATATAACTTTGCCGTTACTTTGGACTTCCACGTTAATATAACCGCCATCACTAGTGGGAACAACGGGAAAAGTAACCTCTGGATCAACAAACGCTGCCGTAACGGTTACTTTGCAACTGTCAACACCCCCATTAATATTTATCAACGGTGTTAATACCTGCAAAGTGATTGTACCCATTTGCGTAGTGGCTTTACCAGTACCAGAACACTCAAGATACCTACGAGGAGCAACGAATGGCACATCAAAGTAGATAGTGTCATTGGTGCATGCCGAAGCCAACATACTAGGGAAACCACTGGCACGGTAAATATTAAGGGCCTCCTCATTACTAGCATCAAACTGTAAATTGGGTCTATAACTCATAAGTAATGAACCATACAAGAACGTAGATGCTTGAATGCGCAAGCCAACTCTAATACCACCACGAAAATATAAAAAGTTCTTTATCAAGTTGGCTACATAAGGCTGGGTGAATAGAACATCAGGAAAACTGAGTGTCCCAAGAGTGTAATTGGTACCTGAGCTCGTATTCCAAGTGTACGTTTGCATCTGATACTCACGATCGAGCGATCCCTTAAGGTGATACAAGGGAGTGGTGTGATCACCAGCAACTACTGGTGGTAGAGCTGCCGAACCCATCTCAGAGTGGACGACATCAGTTGCATCCCTAAAGGTACCCATTTGGTTCACTTCAGTAATGCTAGCAGGGTGCATCGACCTAAAATTTATACCCTCGGCATCGGTCGAAATGACGGCGGGGGAAAGATTTGCGTTATCAGTAAACAGGGTGGCTACAAAATCACTTAGAGGTGATACTCCACTAATAATATGACCAGAAGAAGTGGGTTCAATAGTGAATGAACCAGTGTCTTCAAAATCAGTGCAACCATACATTTGAATGTAATACTGATTATACGTCAATAAATGTGATCGGGCCAAAGTGGTCAATTGTTCCGATCGCTCAAGTTTAGCTAATGCCGCGAAGAACATTTCACTATACTTGTCAAAAACGTATCTTGGGTGTTGTGACAATTCCCTATGGAAGGAATCGGATATAGATGGGAGAACAACACTGAAATCAATATCCCCATTTATCCATAATGGTATCTCGAGTATAACGTCCAATGACAGCGGGGCTCGATAAACCATATCATACCTAAAAGATCGGCCAAGATAACTCACACTTTCTAATGTATCATGTACTTCAACATCAGATTTAGAAAAGTGCGTATATTTCAAACCAAATCTCCGGAGAATATGTGGTGCAAAAGTACCACTAGTAATGCCCGGACGATCTACGGCAACGAGGTTATCGTCTCCATAAACTGCTAATTCAAATTCACTAGAGACGGCCTTAACATCATTAACTAAGACAGTATACAACATAATAATGTTGCACAATGAATTGTATATAGATGTTAGTGGGTTACCTGAAGGATTACCATCGACCACCCTATACACGTATCGACCAGCGATATGACGAGCGGAAAAAACATGAGAGAATAAGTGCTCACGTATATGACCATAAGTATCATCATACCACCAATTGATAAATGCCAATGCCACCTTGCCTACATCCGCAGGTAGTCGACCATCGTAATTTTCGTAATCACCCGAAATGATGGATTGACCCTTAGCTGACATGCGTTTATACAGCATGGTCCATTGCAACGACGTCACATTCATACCAACACTAACAGGTTTAGTGCCTTGGAAGTTCTGAACATAATTGATGAAATCTATAAAGAACTCACGACACATCAAAAGGTAGTCAACTGGGCACGTGCTTATAGCGCGAGTTTTGCCGGCGTGGACCTTCTCATAAGGTCTAGTTTCATCTTTGAGTACAATAGCCCACAACACTGACATCGTTCCACCCGAATAAAGCCGCTCCCGCAATTCGTCCATATACACTTTGAATTCCGGGTCAATACAGACTCTTTTGGCTTCATCATGGTATAATAACGGTTTCTTACCGCCCGTAGACTTAAACGAAAAAGGATAACCAAGAGAGGTAGACAAATTGATCGACACCGAGTTTGGTATGCCCGGAATGATGTTCATGGCCTCCTCATAATGGCGTACTTTACCACCGGCTCGAGGATATAACGCTTTTAAGTATTCAATAGCATCCTCATCAACATCCGCAGAAAAAGCATACTGTTTTTGTTTAGATAGAGCAATATGCAACGGGTTTTTCCATACCCCATCCACATTTAAAAATGGTGACAATTTAGCTGGTATCTTAAGCGGTACATAGGAGTCTGAGAGGTAATTAAAGAGTGGTGATCTATGTATGGCGGTACGACTAGGAATCTTACTACCCATAGATGTTGGAACTATTTCTTCTATCTCATGGGGAAAAGGAGTATCACTGGGAACTAGTGAGTAAATCAATTCATCCACATAGTCTTTTGTGAACATATATGCCACTCCATAATTTCTAATGTTAGATGATTGTCGTCCAACATGCATAGCAACCAACTTTGGGGATCCACTACTGCTCATGGTAAACACTGGGGAACCAGAATCACCTTTCTCAGTGTCTCCACTATACTTAAGGGGTACATCGATGATGATCAGCTCATCTCCTGCCTTATATTGGGCGGGGAAGCTCTGTGTGACCAAACAATCACGAGAAGCAACACTCGAACCGTATGGCAGAACAACACTAAGTTCTTCACCAATAATAGGTATTGTGAAGGCTTCATCGTCAAGCAAATAACGGTAAATACTCGGAGGCATGTCGCCAAATTTAACCTTAAAGATAATCACATCATCGCCATCCGGCCACACACCCATCTCTGGTCGATCCATAACCACCCTACCACCTTTCCAAGTGATCGAGATTTTAAAATCAGGGCTTTTCTCATACAAGGCATAAGCGTGTGCGACCGTCATAACATACCCATCACGAATATGGAAACCAGCGCAATTTTCTCCCCACATGACACCATTGATAGTCCCTGCGAAAGTAATTGACAAAGAAGTATTCTTCAGCGTTTGATTAATACATTCACTGAAGGAATCTCTCTTGGATGTGGTTTCAACGTCAGCTAAGGGAAATACAGCTGCCTTACGAATCCTACGTTGCAAACGTATACGATGCGTGGCTCTCTGTGCTCGACGATCCACTGAGCTAGGTTCTATCTTGGTTACATTGTAGAACATGGCAGCAATAGCACCAGCAGTTGATAGAGCAATCAACATATAAAACCCGGCTATTAACAACTCAACGTTTCTATCATTGTCCAAATACGGAAGATTCTTAGTGCGTATGTAGGCCACAAACCCCCTAATAAAGTTTGAAGGTTCACCTTCATCCCTCGCTTGGGGTCGAAGTTGAAGAGGATGTGAGCTTAGATATTCATCCAGATCCGATTGCTTAATAGAATCATCCAGTTTCTTAAGTTCAACTTTGCG